AACTTGTCTAAGAACCCAGAAAAAATATACATAAAGTGGCCAAATCGTAAAGAGATAGTCGAAAAACAAATAGAAAAGTTTTTGGAACTAACAAGAGGATAATATGCCGGCTATTGCACGATTGACGAGTATGTGTACAGGACACGGCTGTTGGCCACCAAGACCAACAGATATGGCTAGCCCAAACGTGTTTGTTGAGGGATTGGGAGTTCATAGACAAGGCGATCATTGGGTTACTCATTGTTGCAAATCGTGTCATGATAGTATACTCGCAGCCGGATCTTCTTCAGTTTACATAAATGGACTACAATGCGGTCGAGTGGGAGATCCTGTTGCTTGTGGTTCAATGGTCATGACGGGTGCTTTTTCATGCTTTGCAGGATAATCTAACGAGAGAGAAAAAATTATGCCTTTTCCAACATCATCTAGCCCAATTTCATTTCCGGGAAATGCTTTATATCCGCCGGGGAGTGGTCAAACCGTTCAAATATCCGAAACACAGAGAAGTATCTTCAATTCGATGCTTGAAAATGGTCAATCGTCATTATTTCAAAATCCAGTTTCTGGGGTAATAGGAGCATTAGACGGAAACATAACGTCATTAGTGGATACAATAAACAATTCTACCTGCGCAAACTATACTTCCGAACAAAAAGCGAGCGCCATTTCCTCACTTACTGGAAGCGGTGGCTTGAGAGAGCAACTTGAATTATTCACATTGCACACAAACACTCTTGCTGGAGTAGTTGCTGGAAGTTCTACAAATCCAACTCCGGGACTAGAAAGAATATTATCAGTTGGCAGATCTCTAAATGATCTATTCAATACTATTGAATCTGCATCAGGATGTTTGAACATGCTTGCTAATATGAGCGGATTATTTGCAAATGAAGAAATAAACGGATATGCAAATGAATTGACCAACATGATTGCCGAAATAAACAACTGTTTAGGCGATTTGGCTCAAATCGCAAGTCGAATATACGAAATTAAAACAATACTTGAGAATATAATTAGTTCGGATATCAATTTTTACGAATCAGCTCTAGAAACATTGAGACAAGCAGCATTATCCGCGTTAATGGAGTACATGTATTCAGATCCGTGTGGTAGATTTATATTGGAAAACCAAATTGGCAATTCAACACTCCTATCTTTTTTGAAATAAATAAAGTATGACCACAAATGTAAGACAATATAGAGATTTGGATCTCAATTTTACGCGAAATCCTGCAACTGGGGATGTTGCGCTTAGAACGGGCGATCAAGCGGTAATTCGCTCTGTTCGTAATTTGATCAATCTGTCATATTATGAAAAACCATTTCATCCTGAAATCGGCAGCTCTATAAACCAGATGCTATTTGAACCGATGTCGCCTCTTACGGCGCAACATGTAAAAAATCACGTTCAAGATGTGATAAACAATTTTGAACCAAGAGTAAAGCTGGATCAAGTTGCAGTTCAAGCGAGAGAAGCTGACAATCAGTTTGAGGTCTTTATACGTTTTTACATACTAAACAATTCTAGTCCAACTACAGTAACCGTATTTCTAGAAAGAGTAAGATAATATGGCATCGTCAAATACAGTACTTAGAGTAGCCGAATTAGATTTTGATGACATAAAAGTAAATCTAAGAAATTTCCTAAGATCTCAAAGTCAATTTTCCGATTATGATTTTGAAGGATCTGGATTAAATATTCTTCTTGACATTCTGGCGTATAATACTCACTACATGTCATATTATCTGAATATGATCGGCAATGAAATGTTTTTAGATAGTGCGACAAATCGAAATTCCATTGTTTCACATGCAAAACATCTAAATTATGTTCCGAATTCTTTAAGAGGGGCAACCGCAATTATTGATCTTGAAGTAGTCGATGACATTGGTAGCTCATATTCGTCGTTTACACTTCCGGCACATACAAAATTCATGTCACAACAAATTGATGGTGTGAATTATTCGTTTATTACAATGGATTCATATACAACAACGAAAAATGTAGTAACTCAAACGTTTACGTTTTCTAATGTACATTTGTTACAGGGCGATTATATCACATATAATGTTTCCGTCGATTCTACAAATACAAAAAGAAGATTTACAATACCAAGCTCCAATGTTGATACATCCACTTTAGTTGTTACTGTACAAAATTCATCTTTGGATAGCACATTAAGTACGTATTCTCTTGCTGATGACACAACACAATTGACAGGTAATTCCAAAGTTTATTTCTTGGAAGAAGGTGATAACGGTAGATACACGATTTATTTTGGAGATGATTATATCGGCAAAAATCTAATAGATGGAAATGTTTTAAAGATAAGTTATCTTGATACAGATGGTCAATTGGCAAATAAGGCAAATCTGTTTACACTTATGGATTCTGTCGGATCATTTCCAACGATAACAATTATTCCAAAAACAGCAGCATATGGGGGATCAGATAGAGATACCAATGACAAAATAAAATTCTTGGCTCCAAAGTTTTACACTACACAAAATAGAGCAGTAACTAAAGACGATTACGGGACTCTACTACTGAAAGACTACCCAAACGTTCAAACGATTTCGGTTTGGGGTGGTGAAGAAAATGATCCTATAGTCTATGGAAAAATATTTGTTTCGATGAAACCAAAAACAGGATATGTCATTACTGAATACGAGAAAGATAGAATTGTAAATGAATTGATTGCAAATAGAAGTATTTTGACAGTCATACCAGAAATTATTGATCCCGATTATCTCTATTTCAAGTTTGATGTAACAGTAAACTACGATTCAACTTTGACATCATTAGATGAAGCTTCATTGAAACAAGTCGTAAAAACAACTATTTCAAATTACAATAATACAGATTTGGGAAATTTCAATTCGACATTTAGAACATCAAAACTTCAAAATCAAATTGACTCTTCCGAGAAATCCTTCTTGGGAAGTGATTTGAATATTGTCGCGCAAAAAAGAATTGAACCATACTTGAATGAAACAAAAAATTATACAATCGATTTTAATATTCCATTGCTAAGAGGTAGTTACAAAGATAAGTTGTATTCTTATCCCACATTTCAAGTATATGATAACCAGGGAATTACGAGAGATGCGTTGATTGAAGAGACTCCTCTATCTTATACTGGCGTGGATAGTATCCAAGTTCTAAATTCAGGATCTGGATATACCGATTCTCCTACTATTACCATAACTGGTGATGGAACTGGCGCGACCGCCAAAGCAACGGTTGTAAACGGCAAGATAGTATCTATTCAAGTAGTAAATACAGGATCAGATTATACTGCAGCTGTTGTTACTATAAGTGATTCAACCGGGTCTGGAGCTACGGCAACACCGACATTGTCTGGACAAGTTGCAACTTTAAGAACATACTATATTCAAAGTACAACGGGTGAAAAAATAATAATCAATGGCAATGCTGGAAGAATAAATTATTCTACTGGTAGAATAAATCTTTACAATTTCAAGCCGCTATCTATTTCTACAAATCCAAATTATTCTTCTGGAGTTTTGACGATTAATGTCATACCAGAAGAAAAAACAATTCATCCATTAAGAAATAGACTTTTAACAATAGATCCCGAAGACCCTATTGCCATTCAGGTGACCATGGAGAATGAAGCCTAATGGCAACAAATAACAAAATTTCCGATATAGTTTCAAGTCAATTACCTGAGTTTGTTAGGGCTGATCATCCAACGTTCGTAGCTTTTATACAAGCATATTATGAATATCTTGAACAATCAAATTCTACTTTAAGTCTTGGTAAAACAATAGAACGTGCGAAGAATCTTCAGAACTATTTTGATACTGATAAAATAACAGAAACGGGTCTTGATGAATTCAATGTTCATCTATATAATGAATTTCTATCTTTAATACCAAAAGAAGCACCTTCAGATAAATCAAAACTTCTTAAAAACATCAAAAATTTTTATCGTGCAAAAGGTACGGAAAAATCATACAATTTTTTATTCCAATTGTTGTTCAATGAACAACCAGAATTTTACTATCCAAAAAACGACATACTAATTGCATCTTCGGGCAAATGGTTAATAGAAAAGTCGGTAAGACTTACAGACACATATGTCAATGGAATTTCCGATGAAAGCGTTGCAAGTTTAGCAAAATTCAAAAATACAAAAATTATTGGAAATACATCGACAGCTGAAGCACAAGTTGAAAGAATTGTGGTTTCTTATGAAAATGGTGTTAGATACAACGAGTTCTTTTTATCAAAGCAAAAAGGTACATTTACTTCCGGTGAAAATGTATTTGCAATAAACATTGACAATGAAACTTTAAGTGGTAATCTATTGTCGGGATATGTATCTTCGGTAACCATAGGAAATCCTGGAACTGGATATACTGCTGGCGCATCAGTTCCTTTATCTGGCGGTGGTGGTTCTGGCGCATCAATAGTAATCGATAGAGTTAGTAGCGGTAACATTTCAAATGTTGCTGTTGTTTCTGGCGGTTCTGGATATACAATTCAAGATTTTGTTCTTTTTACTGGCGGCGGCGGAACTGGTGCAAATGCAAACGTTTCTTCTGTTGCTGCAAATGGATTTTTTCACCCAAGTTCATACAATATAAATTCAGATTTGATCAGTACGTATAGTGCAACAGCTGTGGGTGCATATAGCAATTCCGCTGGAGGCAATGCAAACACATCTTTGGCAAACACCCTCACATTTTTCGTATATGCAAATACTGGTCCTGTAACAGCCGTGCGCGTTTTGATTGGTGGTAACAATTATACATCAGTGCCGACAACGACGATATCTGGAAATACAAGAATAAAAAATCTTGGTATTGTTGGTAAATTGAAAATCAATAATGGTGGGACAGGATACTCTAACGGAGCGAAACTAATATTCACAAATGTTCCTGGTGGATTTGGATTTGGTGCAAATGGAAATGTTGTCACGAATGCTACTGGGACAATCATTGCAACAAATCTTCTTCAATGGAGTTCGGGTCATATAATAGGCGGCTCTGGCTATGAAATGTCCTATTTGCCAATAGTTACAGTTAGCGGTTCTGGTTCTGGAGCTAATATTACTGTCGATTCTCTATTGGGTTTTGGTGGTCAGTTTATTCCTACTACAGGAACACTTGGTGTTATCGAATCAATGTCGATTACAAATAGAGGTTCTGGATATACAACAGCACCAACAATAGACTTGACTGGTCTTGGTGATGGAACAGCAAATGCAATAGCGAATATTGTTTCTGGAGTTTATACATATCCTGGTCGCTTCAAGGATGATACGGGATTATTGAGCAGCTCAAATTATCTGGAAGATCGTGATTACTATCAAAACTTTAGCTATGTCATCAAATTGAGAAAGTCTATTGAAGAATATAGAAAGTATGTCAATGATCTTGTTCATCCTGCAGGCATGAAGTTGTGGGGTGAATATTTGTATGAATCTGATCCTATAGCAAATGATGTCATTTCTATAGGACTTTCGAATACAAATACGTACAAATATTATACCGCGAATGCTCTATCATTCAATGGATCTAATTCAATAATATTCAAGAATAGCTCTCTAACAACAACTAACACAAAAAATGGAACAGTTAGTTTTTGGTTTAATTCTTATGATCTTTCAAATGATCAAATACTCTTTGGTATTTCAAATACCAATAGCATGTCAGGTAATATAGGTCTTCTAGTATATGTGACTTCGAAGGGCACTTCTAGCAATTCAAGTAATAGTGTAATAAGAATAGTAGGTCGAAATAGAGCAAATACCACTATCCTTGACATGTCATCAAATGTTCAAGACAAAATATTTGCAAATAATTGGTATCATGTTCTTGCGGGATGGCAGTTGTCGGGAACTTCAAATGCGAATTGCGTAATATATCTAAATGGTGTAAATTCAACTAATTTGATGACCCGCGGTACTTCTGAATCAAATGTCAACTATTTGGGTGCAAATGTCTATTTCGGATCAACGCCATTGGGAAATAATAAATTTGTCGGTTGTTTGTCTGAATTCTGGTTCTCAAACACATATGCAAATGTAGTAGACACGACAGTAAGAACTTACTTTAGTGGGGCAAATGGAATTTTTAGGCCGTCATATCTCGGATCTAGCGGCAATGTCGGAATTGAAATAAATCCTATAGTTTATATGAGAAGCAAATCGGCATATGCTAATATAAATTCGGGTCTAGGCGGCAATTTGAATTTTGCTAACAATATAATAGATTGTACAAGTTCTCCAAGCGACGCATAAATATGAATTACAATAGAGTTTATAAATGACAGCTATTACAACCACAAATCTTCGCATCAATTCTGCAGAGCAATTGTTGGAATCCGTATCAGAACCGGCTTCAACAATGCTATATGTTTCATACGGAAAAAATACGCCCTGGCTAAATGATTCTAGTCCAAATACTACCAATGACACCATTTCAAGTAAAAATGAGGTTTGGAGAGATTTAATTTCCGGTAAAAAAATAACTGGAAATGATATTACACTGACAATAAAAAGAGTTAATTGGACAGCAAATGTAGTATATACGCAGTATGATGATACTGCAAATAATTTGTATGACACAAATACTCAATTTTATGTACTAACGAGCGACTATAACATATACAAGTGTCTATACAATAACAATAGTTCAAATTCTACATCAATGCCAACATATACGTCGTTTTCCTCAACAAGTACGGAAGCTGACGGATATATTTGGAAATATATGTACACGTTGAACACGAAAGAAAGACAAAGATTTCTTTCTGATAATTGGATGCCAGTAAAAACACTAACTTTGGATGATGGCTCGCCGCAATGGGGTATACAAACAGCAGCTGTTGATGGCGCAATAGATGTGATTTTAGTTTCAAATTCTGGGACAAATTATACAAATACAAGTAATGTAGTCATTACAATTTCTGGAGATGGAACTGGCGCCAGTGCGACGGGTTACGTGAATACTGTATCAAACACTCTTGCAAATGTTATTGTGACTTCACGTGGAACTGGTTATACATTTGCAATTGCAACTGTGAGCGGTGGCGGCGGATCAGGAGCAACAGTTCGTCCTGTTATTGGACCATACGGCGGACATGGAAAAAATCCCGTATATGAGTTGGGCGGATCAAACATTTTGATAGATGTTCTTTTCAAAGGAACTGAAAGCGGTTATCTTGCTGCAAATAATGACTATAGACAAGTTAGTATTATAAAAGATCCACTAATGTATGGTTCAACGACCGTTTTTAGCAATACCATATTTTCACAAACTTTAACCCTTGCTGTAGCTGGAAGTGGTCCAGAATATGTGGATGACGAATATGTTTATCAAGGTGCATCTTTAAGTTCTTCAACATTTAGTGGCCGCATTCTATTGTGGGATAGCGCAAATAATATAATGAAATTGACAGAATACACTGGATCTCCGACAACATCAACTCTAAATGGACAAACTTCAGGTGCCTATCGCTATATCACAAGCACAATAAATCCAGATTTAAAAAATCGCTCTGGAGAAGTACTATATATTGATAATATTCAACCAGTAACAAGAGCAGTCGATCAAACTGATAATTTCAAGATAGTTATAAAATACTAAGGATCAAAGATGGTAGATAAGATTGTACCAACAGAAGCAGTAGACTCACCATACTATAATGATTATGATGAAACAAAAGATTTTTATAATATCTTGTTTCGTCCAGGATTTGCCGTTCAAGCAAGAGAACTGACTCAGCTTCAGACAATTGCCCAAAAGCAAATTCAGCGTTTTGGCGATCATGTTTTTAAGAATGGTAGTATTGTTACTGGTGCTCAAATTTCTACATCTAGAGCCGTATCGTTGAATCTACTGTCGCAATATAGCGGCACAGATATAACAGTTTCGAACTTTAATCGCAAATATGTAAATAACACAACAAATACAGCAACAACACAAGCATCCGCATTTGTTCTTACATATGATACTGGCACATCACCAGCATTGATGGTAAATTATATTACTGGAGATGAGTTTGCAAACGATACAATCGTAGCTGCCAATAGTTCAGATTTTGCTACAATTTCTGGAGTTCAGGGATTGGGTTCAGTAGCAAGCATATCTGAAGGCGTTATGTTTGTGGACGGATATTTTGCTAGAGTTGCTGATCAAACGATCATTCTTGACAAATATTCAACAACACCTTCATATCGTGTTGGTTTAGAACTCAACAAGTCAATTATTCTACCAACTTCTGATACATCTCTATTGGATCCTGCTCTTGAAGCATCAAATTATCAAGCTCCTGGC